TTCAGTTGCCCCTGCGCTTTTCTTCACTTGGGCCTTGATATTCATACCTGAAATATCAGGAACGGCCGGCAACTCAAACGCTCGCTCAAAGTACATTCCTTGAATGACCTTATGTTCATTGATAAAATCGTGATTATATGGCTGGTATGTGTCTGGCATCAGATAAATTTATACTCTTCCTTGGCGTCAAAGGACGGGCAGGCCTTAATCCACTCCCATTTGTCTATCTTCCCGTTATTATTATTATCAGGGCTAAAATCCCTATGTCCTAGGATTTTGGCTTGAGGAAACTTTAACCTCAGTTCCAAAAGCACTTCCAAAAGCGTTGATTTCTGCTCTGGAGTCCTGGTATCCTCGCTCTTATTGGTATCGAAGTTAACCCCTCCCATATATGAGACATGGATGCTATTCGCATTATGGCCGGCCACCCCGTTGGAAACTTTCTCCAATGGAGTGATATCATGCCTTTTGGCTTCACCATCAACTACGATGTGATAACCGTTGTTTTTCCATCCAAGCTTTCGCCAACCGGCCTTGAGCTTGGCTATTGTGTCCGATTTTCGTCCAGCTGTGCAATGCACCACTATATAATCAATGCGTCTCATTTGTTTCCGAATTTGTTCCGGGTTGTTTCTTAATGCTTCCAAAGTAGAAAGCCAGGATCATTGTCGTGGAACCTGTTACCCAACCAAATCCAAGCGTCACCAGGTCCTTATTTTGAGCAGGAATCCTGACAAATGTGATAAGGAGGATATAGGTCAGGCAGAACGCAACGACACCAAGCGCCATGTATGGCCTCATTTCCTGTTTGTTTATAAAAGCGAAAATTTTACTCATGGTCCTTTGAATGTTTTCTTTTTTCAAGCCATTGCTTAATCTGCCATCCTACAATCGCATAGATGATTGATGAAAGGAATCCGAAGAAGAATTTCCAGATGTAAAGCTCAAACTCATAATTTGTTGGAATTCGAAATAGTATGAATGAAATCACGCCTCCTAATACCGACAGGGTTTCCGTCACCTTATCCGTAGCTAGGATGACTAAATAGTGAAAAATATCTCTCATTTGTGTACTTCTGTGTTTCAAAATCTATATGATTGGCAATGGTCCATCTAATAACCTGCTTCTTGTTTCGTTCAATGTAGTTTCAGCCTCCACCTTGGGAGTCAGAATCTCATCCTTGTATGTTGGATATACCGTATCGCTGCAATTGGCATCAAGGAATTCTACAAGCAAGTGCAATGCGGTTTCCTTGGCCTTATGGCAATCCATCCTCAATCTTTCGATATCCATCAGGTTCTGACTTGATTTCTTGTAATTTTGCTCTCCTCGCTCCATTGAATCGATGAAAATACCGTTTGCTCCAATTCTAAATGGGAAATCAAGTGCGGCATTATATATCGCAAAGTTGACAATGGCATTTATGCAATGCCTTCTTGCCCTTTTATTTGTTTCAGTTTCAGGATTGTCTTTGAGCTCATCGAATACTTCTTGGGTTATGCCAGGAATAATCATGTCTTCCTCCGCTTTAGTGAGGTAAGGCATCAATTTGACAATTGTCTCGAATCCTTCAACAGCTCTTACCTTTTCGAAATCTGAAAGCTTCCATACCATTCTTCCTGTCAGCCAATTTCTTTCTTCGCTATCCTTGTAAGGTGTATAATTATTTACATTGGCCTCAAGAAAGACGATGAGTGAATGAAGTCTTTTCCAACCCGTTTCCTTTCTGGCGTTCTTGAACTCTTCACTTTGCCATTGGTATGGTGATTTGCTTTTTTCATCTTCCTTCCTGGACAATCCGGCATCAGAAATATTTAACTTGCTGTCAATGCTCCAATACAGCAAGGCGAATTGTGATACCACTGCCCTAGTTTTTGGCAATAACTTAAGATAATCCGCATCAGAACTATTCGATTTGAATTTGGAAACTAGGTCATCCACTTGCTCTTGGCTTATGTATGAAGCAAGCATTGTAATTGCGTCCTCAACATAGGATTCCAATGTGCTGATATCAAAATTGATATTCGCGCTCCCAATAAATGGCTTGAAATCCTCGAAAGTGTTAAACAGCTTTACCCCCATTGAAATAGTATTTGACAGTTATTTTGTTTAGCAATCCAAAAAACACCGGTTCTATTTTCTCTGTGCTGCACATAGGACAATTCGCTCCTATTTTGGCGCAGAGATCCTTAGCCACTTGCATGGACTTGTCAACGATCTTTTTTTCGCTTCTCAATAGGGTGTAGTATGTGAGCCTTGCGTTTTTCATCAGTTTATAGTCGGTTTTACTTCCTTGGACTGGTCCAGGGTCTCGCTGGTGTCAATGTCCGTATAGGTCGCATAGATATCATCAGGATATCCGTTGAGTCTTGCTATAATGGATGCGAACACCAAAGATGATTCCCTTTCAAGCTTCAGGTTTCCTTGCTTTGACTTCCTGTTCTCCCTTACGTCGCTACCTGAACCTGACAAATTGCTTCCACCTGGCACCGTTATACCTCCTAGAGCCGGAGCGATACCAAGAGCGGTACAGATTTCTGCGTTTGCAATTGCATTGCTTGGCAGGTCCTTCTCCTTGACCCTATCCAAAGGCGTTTCAAGAGGGGTGACTTCGATTACAAAATTCTCTTTAACGCCATCGTAAAGGCTTATTATGGACTTGGCGGCGTTTTCCTCTCCAACCAAGGCTTTCTCAACTTCTTCCTTCTTTTCTTCAATGAGCTTTATCCTTTCCTCTTCAGGCTTGTTATCAAAATCCTTGTAATAAAACCTGAAGTATTCGATTGGTATGAATACCTGGTATTTTGGAGAAATCTGGTTCTTATAGATGCTTTTTAGATACTTCGGCACGCTTACGGCCGTATCGAACCAACCGTTATCTATAACTGATTGGAGGTTATGCCTAGGATAGTAATTTCTGCCATAAGTGGCATACTCGAAAATCAGCACGAATTTGTCTTGCACTTCCTTGGCATCCGGATTGTAAATTTCAATCTTGTCTGGTTTCTCAGGCGTTCGGAGACCGAAATCAGTGGAAAAATAGACATACTTCATCTTGCCTTTTTCATCTTTCTTCTGTTTTCGGCAGAATGGAGTGTCTAGAAGCTGTGTATACGCCACTTTCTTCTTATCCTTCTGCATGATGACTTCTACGAAAGCAATGTAAAAAGTCTCAAGACTATGAATGATCTGTATGAGAGTGTTTGTGAAATTGGACTTGCGCTCGAAATTGAACCATCCTTCCGGGTATGAAGGCCTCTTAATCAGCTTTCCATTTTCAGAGACTTCATCCTTGACCCAAATCAATCCGCATCCATAATGCATCGCGGCATTCGTATCAATTCCCGTCAATGCAACTCCGCTCTTGTTTAGTTTTTCAAGATAAGTGAGCGGATAGTTGTCATCTTCTCCCCACCTTGCCCAATCGTTTGACTGAGCATCTCCAGTCTGGGGCTTGGCGATTGTAGGACTCCCGGAAACAGAATTGCCATCAATTGGAGTCGTACGAATCTCCATCGCATCGGCACCTTTTGGTATTCTTTTTTCCGGTTCTTTCGACATTGTTATACCAAAGCTACTCTCATTAAACAATGGAAAAAAGGACACGAGAAAAACTACTTTTTTTGCTTCTTTTTCCGTAGAAAAAAAGAAGAAAAATTGGTCAAAACCTCAACTGCAATACATTGATTATCAGGCTTATAAAGTTGTAAAATCATGTTTTTTTTCTTGTTTTTTCCTTTGCTTTGGCTTATATTTGTATTACCATTTTAAACCAATAAACAATGTCTAACAAAAACAACGGGGCTAATTCCGCACAGGCTGCGGACACCCCAAAAGGTAATGACCAGGTTCAAACCAAGATTTCACAGATTACAAGCAAGCTCACGCACTTTCAGGAACTTGAAGGGCTAGTCAATCAAAGAAGGCTTTTAGAGGCTCACAGAGACCAATTGAGTGGAAGTCTAAAGGAAATGAAAAGCGCAAAGTTCACGGATGAAAACGGCAAAAACGAAGTTCATCAAATCTCCTTGCAACTCGGCGGCTCACGTTATGACAACTATGTTATCAAAAACGCTGTTTTACTTATTGAAACTGTCGAATTCTTGAAAGCAAAGTTTGACGCTAAAATCGAGGAAATCGACGCTGAAATCCTAAAGAAGTAAAAAATTGGGGAGCGTTTGCGCGCTCCCCTCATTGTTCCAAAGTGTACCATTTTAAACCTTAAAACAACATGTCAAAAATAACAAAAAACAACAACGAATCTAGGGAACTACTCAAAAAACTTTCCTTGCAAGTAAAGCCGCTCGTGGATGCGGGTGAATTCAATACCATCAACGAGGCACTTATACAGGTAATTTATAAGGAGCAAGGCGAAAAATATCAGAAATTCCACGAATGGAAGGCGCAAGGCTATACCATTTTAAAAGGCTCAAAGGCTTTTCCAGTCTGGGCGCAACCTCGAAAAATCAACCTTAAGAAAGAAGAGACAGAGGAAGAAATTGAATACTTTCCTATCTGCTATCTTTTCAATGAAAATCAAGTAAAAAAGCTTGACTAATATAAAAACCTAAACACCTTAAACGACCGCAAAAACAGGGCTTAAAATCCCTGTTTTTTGCCGTCGAGACACCAAAGAGCAGCCACCGTGCTATCAATTTTTTTGCGCTAACAGCGAAAAAAGCGATATATGACCAATATACTAGACAGTGTGCAGCATCGTATACACTATCAAATATTCTAATAATTAATGAATTGTTTGGCTTATTGAATGCCCATTATCTTCTTGAGCAAGTCCCTAGAATCGTTAACCCTGCCATTAAGCTTTCCGAAAAGCCTTTGTATTATCTGGTCAGCCGCATCCCCTGCATCTGTTGCCTGTTCCCTGTTATCCTTAAGCCTTGACTCGCTGCTCTTATCTTTCTTAATCCTGCCTCCGATATCTATGGCAGGCGTCTGCTCCATAGAGTAGACCAACTCCATGCAGTTGATTTCATTGAACCTTATGGCAGGAAACAGGTCAGGCATCTGACCTGACAGGCAACGAGCCCAAGTGAGATAGGTCAGATGATTCTCTTCGTTGTATTTCTCTGTCTTCACAACCTTTACGCTCCACTTGTTCCGCCTAAGTATCTTGACTATCTGGTCAACATACGAGAGCTGTCCTGGCTGGTTTGCCCTCTTCTGATTCCCCTCTCCATCTGGGTAAAGGTAAACCATCTTATTTCCGTGTTCGGAGTAGTAGTCACAGAATTTCCTTACGACGTCATCAATGAATTGCGGTTGCTTAACATAGAAGCACTTCAGAAAATTGAACTGGTTAATTGAAACAAGATTCTGCCCCACTACCAGCCAGTTGACGATAGTACCGAAATCCAACCCTACATGCAAAGGCTCCCTTCTCAGGCAATCAAGGTCATACTTGGAATTGTCAACGCTTGTATAAATGCTTGTGTCCTTTGCTTCCGCAAGCAAAGTATTATCAAAATACCCTTTGTAGCAATGTATTCTCCTGTCGAGATGAGGATAGAAACTGCCCTCTATCTTTGTTTGTCTTCGATTCAAAATCTCCCTTTCAAAGATATGCAATGGTGTAATCTCGAACATTGACTCAATATATTCAAGCCCCAAATGCATGATGTTGTCAAACGTCGAATACTCGGAATAAAGTTCCCTGAACTTATTCTTACCTGCGTAAAATCTAAGCTCTCTATTCAATTCATTATGCTTTCTCCAAATCTCAATCTTTACATCGTGATTTTCTTCCCTGAGAAATTCAAGTTGCAAATTGCATATATCGTCCCTAAGTGAATTGAAATCATATCCATCCTTTTGGTAATACTTTGAACTGTCAAACAGCCAGCTTTCACCAAGAGGCATGGATGAAAAATGAAAGACGCCATGATGAAAAGGAATGTTACCGAAATACTCTCTGTTTCCCCTGTTAGTCGCCGAGGCCTCCTCATTGAATTTATCGCGATCAAGCAAAAGTGATTCATCGACTATAATCCCGTCCCTGTTTGCGCCCCTGTTGCTCGTCTTTGAATCCTGGCTAAACAATGTGAAACAAACTGATGTCTTGAGTTTACGATTAAGTAGAAAAACGCAATTATCCGCTTTTAACGGACATTGAAAAGGTAACTTATAGTCATCTGGAGGAAATCGGTTTAAAGTATAATCTATATTTCTTCTATAGCCTATGCTTTCAAGAAATCCAAGAGTCCCTGGCAGCGTCTTAGCCATGATTTGCTGATAAGTTACCCCTTGAATTGCCCAGCATGAACGGGGCATCTTTTCATTTATGGTTTGCATCAGCATGGCAATGATTGATGATTTGCCTACTCCCCTTCCCCAAATGCTCGTTGCGTTCTTTATTTGTCCAAGATGGCTGAGAAAAACGAGTTGAGGCTTGTTAAACTGGATTATCTTGGCTTCATTCATCGGATTCCTCCTTCTCCAATTCCTTGCGCATATCATCAACCGGAAACTCAATTGAGTTGATTTGGTCAAGTACCTGTCCAAAGTCTCCCTTTGAAAGCTTGTGCAAGTTATCCAGGTTAATGATTCTTGATTCCTGGACACCCTGAGGCAAATTGAAATTCAAGGCCAGTAGAAAAGTGCTAGGTTCCTTAGCCTGTGCTTCCCTATCATCTTTTGAGTATAAGTCCTGAAGCAATGAAGCTTCTTTTATTGCGTTGACAGCAGTCTTGAAGTCCTTGGTCTTGAAACACAAGCCAATAATCTGGTGGAGATATTCAATGTACACTGATTTTTGATAATCCTTTTCATTTAAGGCCGTACTACCAAACAACTGTTGCATTTCATCGTAATAGCGATAAAACTGCCTTTGGCTTGTATCCGGGTATTTCAGACTGAATAGCTTGAAAATATCAGAACGCTTCAATACCGGCTGCTTTTTTCTTACAAGATCATCTAGAAAAGACAATTTTTCCATTCTAACCTTTTCTTCTTCAGTAAAATCAACCTGGTTAAAGCTCGGAAGCTTTCCGTCCGTCTGCATTATCTTCTTGACGATACTTTCGTATAGGCTATCCCTGCCCGGTTTTTGATGACTACCCATAATAATTTATCATTGAATTTATCTCTGATTCGTTCTTTAGCTTCGAAAGCAAGGTTTGCGCAGGTCCTGAGCCTTGATTTGAAAGTTGTGTAACCTTTTTCCCAAACTCTGATGAAGCAAGTAACTTGCCCTTTTGAAATGCGTCGAATATCTCCGTTCCTGGCAATAGTAATTGCCTGTGCAATTCCATTCTGTCAACTTTTAAGATATCGGCGATATCCTGTATTGTCATGTGAGGCAACTTGGCAAAATCCTCGAGCATTTGTAATTTTTCACTATTCAAGTTCATATTCTGATCGTTCTATAATTTGTTCAATCAAGTTGATAAATCTGTCAGCTATTTTATTGTCAATTGAAATCGTTCCGGATTCAAGCCTCGGGTTTTCCGTCCAATTGGGAGATCCATTGATGACCACCTTAAAATTATCGTTGTGAATGACGGTTATCTTGGCATGGCAATTCGCCAGCTTCAGCCTTGTAAAATTCTGTTTGGCGAGATGAAATGCCTCGGCATGCCTGTTCTTGCTTCTGAAGTCAATGACTCCAGATATAGATAGGAGTTGGCCATTTGTGAGCCATTGAACCAACTGCCTCGCACTGAATTCAGAAACGCTCCATGTCGCCAGGTGCAAATGTGACGGACCAATAGAATTAAGTATGAATTGTGTCAAATGGTGCATGCTCCAGCATCCATCACTTATGAAATGCGTTACCTGACCTTCCTTGAATGGTTCCGTCATTATTTGCGACAAAGCCATCATTCCTTTTCCTATGGCCATTTCTTGAATTGATTCACCTGAAAATGACACGCTTAGTCCTGCTGAAGCGTCCGCATGGTCCGAAATATCACTGGGCTTGAATAGTGTCATAGTTTCTTTATTGCTTTACGGGCTTCATCCAACTGCTTGCATAAGACCGAATAATCTTGAAGCAGTTCCTTCTTCTTGACCGCATCCAATTCAGCGTTCGCCTTTGCCAACTTTCTAGCCTTGTATGTAGGATAATTCTTTATAATAAAGGTGAGCTCCTTAAAGGACATGTCCGTGATTTCAACCTCTGCCTGTTTCCCGATTACTGAAAGCGTTCCATGTGTATTGTAATGGTCAAGCATTTGGTTTATTTCAGTGCATCTACGCATCTTGGAAACTATTGCCTTGGCTAATGCAAATCTCTCCTTAATTTTATCCGATGTGTCCAATGTTCACCTCCATTTCATTAAACTGCAGAATGAGCCAAATATTGATTTTCCTAATTTGGTTAGAGTCATAGGGTCTTATATTCCTGGTACCATTTATCCAATGATTCGGATTGCGATTTGATAACCTTTCCAATTTCTTGCCTTCAACCAACTTGTTTGATGAGTTCAAGACAGCGAGCTGCGCCTTTTTGAATTCAATAATTTCACCTCCCGTTTCCTGGGTTTCGTTAAAGGCCACAGCTACTATGCTAAAAGGAACCTGATCGCCTTTTTTATCCCTGTTTTCCATTATGCTTAGAGCGGAGGCAAGATCGATCTGCCCACGATAAAGCAATGGATAGGTCTTTTTCAATTCCTGTCTCAAAAGAAGGGTTTCCTTGAACAGCTTGCTTCTTTCTGACATCAGGCTTATGACTGTGTCCTTGATATTATCAGCCCTGGCTTCAAGTGGTTTTTCCTTGATATCGTCACATTCCAATTCCTTGAAACGAAGTTCTAGGGATTGTATCAGCTTATCCTCAGTATATGAGTTTTGATACTTTTCACAGAGCTTTATAACCAATTCATCCTTCCCAATTGCCTTGAGCAATTCGACTCCCTTCTGAAAATTCTTTACCGGATTATCAAGCCAACCCTTGATTTGCGAAAGCATATATGTCAAAAATCGATAACCATCTAAAAAAATAAAAGGACAAAAAAAGCCCGGGGTTACCGGGCTTTCTACACAATTTAATACTATGACTAACTATTTACTTTTCTGGAAAAATTTCTCAGCTTCCTGTATCGTACCGGCTCTAATTGAAGAGCCGTCAGACTTGATGCAGATAACTCCCTTGCCTTCCCGGTTGTTTTGCTTGTTGGAAAACCAATCCTTGGCTTCCTTCAGATTTTCTAGCTTTCCGTTTTTCATTATTCCGGTTTGTTAGAGATTAACCTGATGTGAGGCCACTTGATTTTCAAGAGATATAAGCAAGTCTCGTTGTCAAGCTTCTCGGTGTCGATTATCCTGTTGCCAACTCCATATCTGCCTGGTTCAATACCAAAGACCTCATATTTGTCAGTGACGGCAACAGTCTTTTTATTCTTGGCCATGATTAGGTTATAGGAATGGTTACTGCCGCATCAAGTTCAATCTCATAAACGTGAGTAGCTTCGAAGACCAGTTCACGACCTACTACATCGTCAGCTTCATCGGTTTTGTTATCAAAAGCTGGCATTAGGTAAGCTGGACGACCTTCTGTGCCTATTTGGTAACGCTTTCCGTTAGGCAAAGTCACGACACCAATAAAGCGATCATATTTACCTTGATTTGATAAACCACGAGCCATCTGAGTATCGACCACCATGACTCTGACTTCAACCTTGAAACCTCCGCTACCTTTAGACCCAAAAGGAGTCACTTTGTATGAACCTTCATTAACAATCATGTTAACTGGGAAATATTTTTTTGTGGCAACCATGGTTGGAGCAGTGTCATGCAAACCCAACTCATCTAAAGTTGCAGCTGGTGCCGCAGCTTTGGAATATGTCGCATGATCATCATATCGGGCCAGAAGGAAACTCTTCAGACCAGGTGATGGAGGTTCACAGGTATTACTACCTGGTATTGTGTCCAGATCAAGGCAAAATTGAGGTCTTCTCAAAAAGCCTTGGGACATCACGCAAAAAGCGAGTGCGGATAAGATTGAATTCTTCATGTTACTGTTTCCTAATGTAAATTGTTCCCGTTAATATGTACCGACTCGTTCCAGAACCGACTACCTTTATCCTGACATACTTATAGCCTCCCGGATTGGATATCGTCCACATC